TGCTGAGGCATACAAGGGAAGCATCAGTAAGAAGGAGTTGGAGTATGATTCAGTTAGAGGTGCTATCCCCGTCTTATAATAAGCTCTCGGCAGGCTCTAGTGTCCCTATTGGCACTAGAGGTCTGGTCCACGTCTGGGGGAAGAATGGCATGACTACCAGCCAGAAGCTGGGCATCAGCTGGATAGTCAAGGACCCTACCGGGCTAACTGTGGAAAGTTACACCGATTGGGAAACCGGCACTACCAGCCCAGGCGCCACCCACGAGTTTATCGGCGGGCGGTTCGACATTAATAAGGCTGGGAACTGGACGATATCGATAGGCTTGTTCATGAACCAGGCTGCCCCGGTCATGGTGGCCAGTTACGAGGGTGCCTTATGCACTACCACTACTGAAGTCCCGCCGGAGTATGAGCTTATTCAGCACACGGTGTATCCCTATGCCTATATCTACGATGGCGATGTTGAAGTTGTCACTGCCACTTTCAAGACCGACCCGTTTACACCCTCAGCCTGGGTAGCCGAAAAGTTTGCTGAGAAATTAGCCAGTGAGGTCAAGAAGAACGGCGGGCGAGTAATTGAGTTAAAAGCCTACGCCGATACTACACCCCTTCTCTGGACCAACATCAGGATAGATGTCATCTCGACGCCATTGAAGGAAACTGCCGGGGGAGCACCACGCCAAACAGGTCTCGCCCTGTGGGTAACTGTCCTCATTATCGCTCTAGCCATAATTGCCGTCATTGTTGTGGCAACCTTAGCTTTTAATATAGTCATGGACCGCTTCGAGCATAAACCTATCTCTGAGAAAATTAAGAAGACCTGGTCAAAGCCAACTTTAATTGGCGCTATCAGCGACTTTGAGGTAGAGCTAAACCTGACTCCCACGCCACCTGGGGAACTAGAGGAAATGTCGGAGCAGGAGCTGCGAGACTACTGTGACCACCTGGCCGAGGAAATAGCACCGCCAGGGGTCTCCTGGCTGCCCTGGGCCATAGCCGGCGGTGTGGGTGTCCTTGCAATTGGAACTGTTGCTGTTTTAGCTGCCAGAAAAAAGAAGTAGAGAGGTATAATAAGCCTTAGAGGCTTGACAAGTATAATTAACTAGTATATCGTTAAAAGGTAATAAAAGAGAGGGCGAACACTAGACTGAAAAGTCTATAGAGAGTTCGCCCTCTCTTCTTTTTAGCCGATGTGTTCGCCCCACCGCACAGGTCGATTGCGGTAACATCAAAAGAAGGAGGGAAGAACTATGATTCGCATTGAGGACTTCGGGGAAATCGCCTATGGCGGTGTTGTTACCCTTACCGAGTGGTGGGATAACAAGCGCATCGACCAGGGCAAGATCGGGACGAAGGATGTATTCAAGAAAGCATCTTTCTACACCTACCTTGGCGTCGGTCTCGCCGCTACCCTCATGAGTGTCTTTGGCTGGATGAAGCGCTACGAGCGCTGGTCAGAGCACGTCTCCCATGGCTTCCTCTATGACCTGCCGAGATTCGCCTACAACCTGACCAAGGCAATGGGTACCAGTGGTAGGAGAGGGTCAGAGTCGGCTGCGGTCCAGGAGGCACAGAAGATACTCCGTGAGAGAATGAGCGCGAGGGCGTTGACCCAAGGAAGTGGCATACCCGCACAAAGGACCTACGTGCCTGAAATGGAACAGGTAGGCGCATTCTAAATAACTAGAGTGTGCGTAATCTAAAAGAAGTCAAAGGAGGTATACACAATGGCTTCAAGAAATTATCTGGTTATGTCCAATGACATGACGCTGACTGACAAGAAGGAATACCGGACGAAGGCTCTGGCAGCCGGCCTGGAGAGGTGCGGACTGAAGAGCATCGGCGATATCAATGCCGACGTCCCCGGCCTGCAGACCATTCCGGTGGCCAATAAGAGTGCCAGAGTCGCGGCGATTAAAGCCTACATCGAGACCGGCGCGTGGCCACGGACGATAGACCAGCGTGAGCTGGCCCCCCTGACCGACCTGGTTGTCCCAACGGCTCTTGATATGTGGCTGACGGCGGCCCTAGCAGTTGTCGGCACGGCCTACAGCTGCTTCCAGGCAGTAGTCGCTCCCCAGCTCATCGTGGGCAGGCTGATGGTTTGCTATGCCGTCTCCGTTGAGTCAGCCGTTGTCCCGATGCCTGTCTCGCGCCTCATCTTCCGGAGGGGTGGCGCTGCGGGCAACATCCAGGCACAGCTCGACATGGAGCCCATGGGGGTAAGGTGGGAACCTGACGCCTTCTTCTCCGAGCCCGTGGTTATCGACCCCAACGATGTATTCGCCATCCAGGTTCTGTGTAGAGCCGTTGCCGCTGCGACAATCGTCCATATCCATAACTTCCTGTTTGAGGGCGCTGGTCAGGTCGTAGCCTAACTTAATTAAATAAAGGTCGAACTAGCTTAGTCTAGGCAAGTAACCCGAAAGGGAGAAAGGAGAAAAAGCTATGAGCTTAAAGTCTGAGGTTGACCAACTCTTCCTGGCTGCAGTTCAGTCGGGTAATATCCGATACACCACTGCCCCAGTAGCTGCTGCACCAGTGGCCATTGTGTCTGATGGTGTTGTGGCTGCATGGGCATGGGCGCCGTACATCACGATTGTTGCGGCGGCGGTAATACCAACTCCATGCTGGCTGTGCGGTGTGGTCATCCATACTGCGGTGGTGGAAAACCACAATGGCGATATAGCTATTGCCAGTGGGGCAGCGGCTACAGAAGTAGACTTAGCCATGTTCCACTACGCTGGCGTTATTGCTATTGTTGGAGCAACTGCTGCATTGGTTGCTAATGCTCAACCTGTAACAATAGCGAGTTCAACAATCTGGCTGCCGTATCCGATAAGGATAGCGACTTCATTGAGACTAGCTGGTAGAGTCCGCAAGAGCACTGCTGTCAGTGCTGCTGGTGTGAGTGTCAAGGTCATCTTAGCCAGTGCTGTTGGCGGTTAATCCTAAGAGTAGGTAAACGAGGGGGGAGATTACTCCCCCCTCAATAAAGCAATTATCGGATTCAAACTCCGAAGATAGAGACAGAAAAGGAGGTTGATATGCCTGATCTTTATATCTTCAAAACGCAGGTGGGGATGTTCGATCCCGTCGCCCTGCAAAATCACAATGTCTGCATCCACTACGTGCAGAAAAGCTACTACCGAAAGGTCGATTTCCTCGAGGCTATACCGCCGTTTCAGTGCATAAACCTGGGCGCCTTGCCTGCCCTGACCCCCAGCGGCAGGGCTAATATCGTCAACCTGGAGATGGCCGACAACGAGTTCGGACTCTGGCGCTGGTACCCCATAGACGACGCCCAGATACGACTCTACCACCCCGCCGGCATCGCCAAGTATCAGCTCCGCAACCTGCAGATCCCGGTCGATATGAATATCCTCTTCCGCGACCCCAACCTGGTCTCCACCGAGATCGCAGTCTGGGAGAATAACCGACCCGCAGTTGAGGCCGTCAACGGCCACGCCTTTGGTTTAGGAGGCGTTCGCCTGATCTCCCTGGGCTACCGCTTCCACACTGCCAATTTGGAGAGCGGAGCAGAGGCCGATCCCGAGCTGGTGAAAGCTCTCAAAGCGGGTAAAGAGCCATGCACTCACGTCTGGTGCTCCGGTCGGGGAATAGGTGACTAAAGGAGGTAGAAATGTTACTGGCAAATAAAGAGGGGATTGTTGTTACTGGTCCCGTTGTTAACCTGATAGCCGCCGGCGTGGCTAATGCGGTCGTTGTCTTCACCATACCGGTCCTCGTCGGACAGCTCGTCGGTGTCAAGTCGGTGAAGATTCTCAAGGTGCACCTGTTCAACAACGCCGCCGGCAATACCTCGGTCTTAATAGGCACAGGTGTAGGTGGTGCGTTCGTCGCTCTGCTGCCGGCGATTGTTTCCATGAATGGCCTTGAGGATATCTACGACAACCTGCCCGAGGTGGAGTCGTTCGTTAACATCACTGCGTATCCAGTAGCCCTAGTGGCGGCTGGTATCATCTCTCTCCAGTTGGAAGTCGCCATAATCGGTTAGGAGGTGCCTGATGGCAGATCGTGACAAGGCTTCTCAAGTGGCCATTGGAGTAAGCGCTGCCGCGGCTATAGCTGCCGCTTTGGCATTCGCCCAAAAAGCCAAGGCAGCCACACCCGAGATACCTGAGGGTGTGGTGCAACTACCACAGGAGCTGTGGAACCTAATTATTGCCATTGCCGACTCCGTAGATAATGTTGACACCGACCTCGATACAGTCATCACCGAGCTCAGTAAGCTCTCAATCAGCGTCCAGGGATGGCCGCCTAATACCGGAGGCATTACATCGCTACGTGTTGCCATCGCCACAACTGGCACCAAACTTCCTTATATTGCGGTACCCAGCGGCATGGCCCTGGTCATCAAGGCATGGGCTCTTAACCCGGGGTGGCTCCAGGTAGGGGGCTCCCAGGCAGAGTGTAGCAATATCAATCAGTCTTTCCCCCTCCTCCCCAATGAGACCGTAGGCTACTTTGTGCAGAACGCCGAAGATGTCTATATCGCCGCCACGGTTGCTGGCTGTTTCGCCTGCCTCACCGTTGAGCAGAGGAAGGGAGGACAAGGCTAATGGCTTTCGCCACATCGGTACCACCACTGCTCTCTCTTCGAAGGTCGGCTCAGTCCGGGTCCAAGGCGATGACCGCTGTTTATGCCTCGGTCTACTCAGATGTTTCTTCGTCGGCGATAGCTTACCTCTTTGGGGGGGCTAAAATAAACCTGTCCCCAATGCAAGCTGGCGACCACATAGATATCAGGGTGCGTAAGAGAGTCGTCTCCGGGGGGGCGTGGGTAAACCATGACGAGCTGGGTTATGACGATGCCCAACCAGCAAACCATCCGTCTGTCTCTATTCCCGCAATCCCGGATGTTTATGGCACTGAGATATCCGCAAGACAAGTCGCAGGCGTGCTGAGGACAATAGAGATGGAATTTTATGCAGCTAAAATCTTAGGGACAAGTTAAAGGGGAATTATGCCCACCTATACTATTTGGGCGGTAATATAGGAGTAGTGAGGTAGTTCAATGGCAGTAGGCGATATAGTTGGCGTCATTGATACGCTTGAATTTGACACAGACTACTGTGAAGACCTTGACATTATTCACATTGCCGGGGATGTCTATCTTATAGCGTATTGTGGGCCGGTTTATCATGGCTGGCTGAAGACTGTTACCATTGAATCAAATGGCAATATTGGCTCTGTCATTGACTCTTTAGAGTATGATAACGTTCTGGGTCTTAATTCCGCACTGGCTCATATCCCTGGCACCGACAAGTACATTGTTGGCTACCAAGGGCCAGATAATGATGGCTGGCTGAAGACCTTTAATGTAGACAATAACGGTAACATTGGCGCTGTTATTGCCAGCCTTGAAATTGATACTGCCTATGGCCGAAATTTCCGCTTCTATCACCTAGGGGGGACTGTATGGCTAATTGCTTACCAAGAAACCGCCGCTGGCTGGCTGAAGACCGTTAATATAAATACTAACGGCACATTCGGAGCCATCATTGGTACCCAAAAGTTCGATGTATTTTTGGGTGCTTTCCCCGCCCTTATCCACATTTCAGGGAACATTTTCGCTATCGCCTACACTGGAGTTGATAGCGATGGCTGGCTGAAGACCTGGATAGTGCAAAGTGATGGGACAATTGCTGCAGCGATGACTGCTTCATTAGAGTTTGACCCTACCTACTGCCACTATCCTCAAATACTGCATATTTCGGGGGATGTCTACGCTATTGCGTACCAAAGCACTGGTGTTGGTGGCCCCGGAAGACTTATAACCTTGACCATTGCCACTGATGGTTCTATTGGGGCTATTGTTGATACCTTTCAATACACCGCCCAGGCAACATTGGTAAGCGCTATTGTACATGCTGGCGGGGAGGTCTATACCCTCGCCTATACGGGGCTGGGTAACGATGGCTATATCGTCACCGTTACCATTCACAATAACGGCCAAATTGACGAACCTTTGGTAGATGAGCTTGAGTTCGACCCGTCCCAGTGCCTTTGGCCTGAAATAATTCATATTGGGGGGAACACCTATACCATCGCCTACAGTGGAGTTGATGCTGATGGTTTCCTAAAGACGGTTGGGATTGCATCACTTGTTGCCCCTACTGTCCGAACCGACCCAGCCACGGCAATAACCTCTGATATCGCTATTTTGAATGGGACACTAATTGATGATGGCGGTGAGGCTTGCCAGTGTGGTTTTCAGTGGGGTGAGACAATAGCCTATGGCAACACTACCCCTACCCAGAGCAGGACAACCGGGCAAACCTTCACTCAGCCAATAACCGGGCTGGACCCGAATAAGACATACCACTTCAGAGCTTTCGCCACCAACTCAGCAGGAACGAGTTATGGCGCCGATAGAACCTTTAGTACCCTGACTGCTCTGGCTCAAGTGCTAACACTAGCCGCGACAGGGGTGGCAGAGGCTCAGGCGCAATTAAACGGTATGATTGTAGATGATGCTGGCTTCCCCGGCGACGTCTCCTTTGAGTGGGGTATAACCACAGCTTATGGGCAGGAGACACCCTGGCTCAGCGGCTATGGCTCCGGCGCCATGTTCTGGGCGCTGATATACCCTCTGGCTCCGGGAATAGCTTACCATTTTAGGGCAAGGTTCAGGAACGGGTATGGAGTAGTCTATGGGGTGGATATGGCTTTCGCAACTCTATCCGCTCAAGGGATAGCGGTGTTAATAGATGACGCTGCTCTACTCCGATTCTTGGAGGTGGCTTAATGGACTTGATAGGATACCTACGCCGGATAATGAACAAGGATGCCTCGGAGACTTTTGCCCAAGCTACCGATAGCCTTGAGGCAATTTCGGAGGCTCTGGGTATTGGTCCCAGTGTCGGTCTGTGGATGTTCGGCCGGGTGGCGGCTGGCATTGCCAGCACCACTGTTATTACCACTGACAACCTCGGCACGCAACTGCCCACTGATGTCTTCAACAATGAGTTTTATATGCAGGTTCTCCATAATTTCAATGCTCCGGGCACCGCACCTGAGCGAGAGATTCGCAGGATAACCGATTTTGTCGGTCCAACACAGACCTTCACCACCGATGCTTTCTCAGCCAATGTGGAAGAGGGAGACCTGGTAGCCATAATTCACGAATCAGTGCTCACCATTGAGATACTGGGGTTTGGCACCCTGACCACCAGCTCAGCAACGGTTCCAGCTGATAATACCAGGACTGAGGTCGATAACTACTTCAATGGCTGTTTGCTGATGCCTACCGAGGGCGCCTGCCGGTTTCAGCCTCGGAGGATTGTTGATTATACCGGGGCTACCGGGGTATTCACTCTTGACCCCAATAACCCCTTCACCGGGGTGCCAGGGCTTGTTGACTATATCATTATCGGGGGCCAGTGCGCCTTTGTTCCGGCAACCGATAGTGTGAACAATAGAACCCCAGAGGATGTAGTCGGTTCTAAGGCAGATACACCTCAGTTTAACCCTACCTCCATCACCAGTAGCATTATAAGGTTTATTAAAGCTATTCTGAGTAACCAAGTGATTGCCACGGGGACGCTAACGACCTCCAGTGCTACCGTCCCCGCCGACAATACTAGGGCTGAGGCTGATAACTATTTTAACGGCGCAATGCTTATGATGGTAACTGGTGCTGTTGCCTTCCAGCCTCGCAGGATAGTGGATTATACAGGCATTGGCGGCATATTCACTTTAGACCCCAATAATCCTTTGACTGCTGTACCGGGCCTGGTAGTATATGTCGTTTTTGTTGACCAAACTGAGTTTGTCCCTACTACCGATGGGGTCAACAATAGGACACCCTCAGATGTTGTAGGCAACAAGGCAGACACAGCTATTGCAGTGCCAGATAATGTTTCCTCTCATATCCGTTATCTCAAAGGGCTACTTACTCAAATTACAGCTGCTAGGCTTGGGGAACTGGATGCTGCCAACTTACCTGCTGACATAGACCTTATCAAGGGATATACTGATACCCTGGAAGCGGCTATCGGAGCCATTGAAGGTGCTACAAGCCTTCATAACAAGCTGACTGCTGCCAGAGCACTTCTTTTAGACCGCCTGGCCCTTTTAGCTGCTGGGGGTGCTGGTGAACTTACCCCTGCCAGAGCAGGATACCTAGAAGAACTGGCGGCGGCTAATATCCCTATCGATATAGATGGGCTAAAGACCTCAAGAGACCGCCAGCTCCTCTCAATGGACTTCTGGAGTAACCCGCAAGAAGAAGTCTCTGTGCCAGCAATTGCGGCGACGCTAGCTCTGCCCTCTGTCACCGTGGCTGATTTACCTGCTGGTGCTACAATCGTCCGAGCTATAGCAATTTTCAAAGCAAGAATGATTGAGAACACTAATGCCGCTGCTAACAAGCTGAATGGGGCGACTGTGGCTGCCACCAGCCAGGTAATCCAAATCCAAGACTCCGCGTTGAGTGGCTGGGTAGATGCGATTAACTTTGTGGATGATCAGTTTGGAATTGCAGCCACTACCCGAGAGGGCGGCGACGTGCTTATGGGCAGCATAGACATAGCTGGTGCGGGCAAGGTTGACGCTAATGATACCTACAGCGTTCGTTGGCTACTAGCACTGGCTGACCTTGCTAGCCTAAACTTCAATGATTGCGCGTGCGGACTGAGAATATGGTATTCGGTGTGAGGTAAGTAAATGGCAGTTGAGGAGCAGACCCTATATAACAGCATTACACACCTCTACGCAGGCAGCGTCATCAGGCACGGACAGCGTTTGACTATACCTAACCGAAAGGTAACCAAGCTAGCCTTCATCATCTGTAAATTAGGAAGCCCCACAGGAGCGGTTACCTTCACCATCCGTAAGGTTAGTGATGATAGCATTATTCTCAGCAAGGTCTGGGGAGACGCCTCAGCCCTTACTACCACCTATGGCTGGGTAGAGGTAACCTTTGATACGCCAGCTACCATCAACGAGGAAGTCAGAATACTCGTGGAGTTTAGCGGGGGTTCAATCAATAATGATGTGTTGGCTACCTACCAAAATACAGATGTTAAAGCCGGTGAGGTCACGACAGCATATACCGCCAGCTACACAGACTACGCTACCAACGACAGCACCTACCGATATACTTATGAAGTGGGGGAAAAACCTCGAACTGCTCAGATAGCGGCCAAGATGGTAGGTGCAGGAGTGATATAATGTCTTTACAGTATAATAATACTGTTTCGGTAAAGAGGAGTGAATGAAAACACTTAACTCTCCAATTAAATTTATGGCTTACGCTGTCTTTAAGGCGGTGCGCCACCCCAGGACGCCGATTAAATTCTTTGTCTGTGAGTGCGGCTGCCGCTTCCCTAACTCGGCAAAGGAATGCCCTAGATGTGGCGATAAGGTAAAGGATTAAGATGGCATCACCAGGACGAAAAGAGGTATCACCGGTCCCGTGGTATGGGTGTGTGACTCTGATAATTGTGGGGGCTATAATCTGGTCCTGGTCAGCTGCCTACAACATAGCCGCTATTGCCGAGCTGGGGCGCGTACTCGTCTATATTCCGATAGGGCACTTATTCGGTATGGCACTCCAAAGGTAAACCTCAAACCAATTCCTCTGATAATTTGCCTCTCCAGGCAGTCCACAACAGCGGACTATCAGTAACGAAGTCACCAGGCAAGGAAACATCCTCAAGATATAGCAATTCGAGTCCACCCCGGATAAATACTTCATCCACAGCTTCAGAACATATATGCCACGGGTCCCGGTGATATTTCAAGGGCATTGGTAGGCCTAATTTCTGACAGATAAGTCTGGGGATAACAAACTGCACTATACAGAGGTAATCGTAATAGCTTTGGGGATCTGAAGCCAGCTTGATTGCTTCCTCTAGGACATAAGGGATTCTCCTCTTGTCATGCTCCGACCGTAGACGAAGGATCACCACTTCCTGACCATAACGATTGGATAATGACTGGATGGCTACCCCGCGGCCGCTACTCTCAAAGAGGAAGGGGTGGCGGAGTACTACACTATCAACTAGGATGGTCATCTCGCCCATGTAGAGGAACACGTGGCTGTAGGGACCCACCCCCCATCTCTTAATTACTGATATTGGGTCTTTGCCCCAGTTGACGTTGACGAGGATATCCGCAGGCTCTAGCTTGAAGTTATTCATTTATGATGCCTCCTAATTTGCTGCCTTTTTGTTTCAGGTACGGTCAATAAAGGCACGAAGTTCTTCATCTGACCAATCACTCATACAACGATGGGTATTATACTTGACTGGAACTGTTTTGATCCGTTTTGGCTTCAGGATACGGTCAATAATGACCTGCAGTTCTTCATCCGACCGGTCGCTCATACAACGATGGGTATTATACTGGGCTCGAACTGTGGGCTCATCACCACCATAATAACACTGACCGCAACGGGGACACTGCGCTATTGTTAAGTCGAAGCTGATTTCAGATGGTGCTTCTTCAGTCAATTACATTCTCCTTCAGTTCCGGTAAAAGAGCTAAGCCAGGCACAAAGACCGTCAATCTTCAGGTGGATATTGATTAAAGCCAGAGCTATCTCCTTAATTTCACTTTTCAATCTTTCGACACGGTCTTGGCTATCGTCTCGTGAAAGGTATCCGGCCAACATTAGAAGTTCAGCTTCCCTGAAGCCCAGCGGCTCAGCCAATTTGATTAAAATATGCGCCGAAGGAAACCGCTCTCCCCTCTCAACACGACCAATGTGTGCTGCTGAAACCCCTGATAAACTGCTGAGCTGTACTAGCATCAGCTTCTTTTCCTTCCTTTGCTTTTTGAGTATTTCGCCTAAATTGTTAGTGTCCATTTATTCCTCCCTTCCTTCAGGCAGCTGGAAGTGCCTATCAACCATTGCCTCATATAGAGTTCGCCCACCTCGAGTAATCACATAGGGTAAAAATACTTGCTCCATCTTGACCATCTCAGTTTCAAGTAAAGCCATTTGGGCTTCTACCCAATCCTTTATGATTCGCCAGGCAACTCTTACTGCCTGCGCTCGATCAGGCCTCCCTTGATGGCTTCGTAGCTTACCCAAGCTTGATTGGCGTTCCAGGATTTTCAATACCGGTTCAGGGTTTATAGGTAACCTGAAGCCGACCACGCCTTGGGCAGTTTCAATCTGGAAGGCAAGGGCTTCAACACTGCCATCGTCACCATAACTAGTCAGAATAGATTTCGCCCCATGGGCAGCTAGAATACGTTGGATTTCCGCCACTGTCTTTGCTGCCTCAATTTTGGTTGTATAATTCAAAAGTGGCATCACTTACCCCCTTTCCTCTGGACGCTGAAAAGGCAAACCAAGAGCATTGTAAATACTGAGTTCACCTCACCTTGGGCATTTCCTGCCTTAATTTCAGGGTATCGTTAACCGATGGTTTTTTGAAGAATGGTGGCTGAGGATAATCAAACAAAGGCATTAAATTATTCTTCAAAAACGCAGGTATTCTAGCCTTATCACAGGCTCTTACTATTTCCTCTACCCACTCTATCTTTGGTGGCTTGTAGGGCTTGGTCTGTGAGCCTATAATATCCCAATCATAAGCATCTTCAGGAGAATAAGGGGGATGAAGCGATATATGCTCTAATAATGGTTCGTGGGATATGAATTTGATACTTGCCTCAATACTCGCTAATACTACAACTGCCTCGTTATGTGCTTTCTGATTAGTAGCCGTAACGCCGACAAAGCAATTAGGAGGAAACGGACTGAACTTGATTAGGTTCTGCGGTTGCTTGGTGAGTAGATAGAAGCGGTGCCAACTGCACAATTGACATATTCGCAATATCTGCATTGTCCATTCTTCGGGGATACCGATGCCAAAAAGGTCTGACATATCACAGGGGAAAATACCTTTTGGCTGTCTATAATGTCTAGGCAACCACAACCTATCTTCCCAGAAGCGGGGGTAGAAGGGGTCATCAGCGGCTGTAGCTTCAAACACAGGCAAGTCGCCCTCGTAAGTCCACGCAACATTTGGATTAGCCAGATATAGAGGCTTCAACCGCCCATTAGCCAGCTTCCGGGCATAGCAGTATTCACAGCCATTGAGACAGCCGGTGATGGGATTCCAGGTGTAACCCTGTGTGCCATCAGGATTCTTAACCCACTCAATTTTTGTTTTGTTCATCATATCCTCCCTAGCCTATGTAGTAGCCAACACCAAAACCGGGGGCATAGTTTTAGCGGTATTATCTCTAAGAAGATAAGTAACCTATCGCAATATGGGGAAAGCCGTTTAATTACCTCAGCAGCTATCTTTTGAGCTTGCTCCATGCTCTACCTCCAATTCACCTTTGCACCATGTGCCCATATTTGCCCCCAATGTATTTATCTGGGTCATCTTTTGGTTTTTTCCCCTTCTTCCCAATATCTTCATTGACCCAAGTCATGCTTACAAATTCCCCGCCACGCTGAGATACCTTGCTTTTCCAACAAGCTAATATCTCCTCACGGGTAAAGCCTCGGGCCAGCATACGCTTAATAGTTTGCCCCTCCTTGCCATAGCTGGGAATAGGGTCTTTTTGAACTCTATCGGGAAAGCCGAGGTATGTTCTCATCTCGGTAAAAATCTCATTAACAATAGGGGCAACTTGCTTTGTGCGGGCACCTTTACGAAGTAAAGGTGTATTAGACTTAACTAAACTAGACTTAATTATATTGGGTTTCTCGGTGGTTGTCGGTTGGGTGACATCTGGTTGCCGACTGGTTGTCATAACTTCTTGTGACTCCTCATAGCTGGGCAGTGTGGATGGATTGTAACGGTCTTTTCTGATTTGTTGGTGCTCGTGCCAGCCCGGTATGTCAAGGTACTCTGTTTTACCATTGGTGTAGATTCGGATAAGTCCGAGCTGGGCGCACTGGTCTCGTAGCTCTCTGATTTCCTCCCCGGTTTTGTCATTGTCGTATGGGAAGATGCTTGCCTTGAGAAAACGGGGCGATGCTTTCAATCTGCCGTCATCGTCTGCTTGGCTGAATATGCCAATGAATAGCAGCCGCCCAGTGTCAGAAAGGGCTCCTACCTTTTCATTACGCCATATCTGCGGGTCTATCATTCTACGGCGTGGCATTATCGCCCTCGCTTGAAGCTACTTCCTTTAGGCGTTTAAAAATACCTGTAAGTTCCACCTCCATTGTTGGAAAATTTTTGACCCCTCTGTTTCGCGAGACCTTGTGTACTAAAGTTTTAAGGAGAATCTCGCTACATATGACCTCAAAGAAATCTCCCCAGCGGCTATTATTGAATGCGCCCTCAGTTAACCAAGCACAGTGCAGGATATCATCCACCTCCCTCCATTTCGGATACCATCTGAATCTCTGCCCATCGGCTTCAAACTCGACATACATCAGGTCTTTCTCCCAATCAACCTTTTGCAACTTCAGATTCATGTGGCACCTCCTAGTATTTGGTCTGTTGACAAGCTCTGGGGAACTATTCTTCCCCGAGCAATGGCTCGTCTCATATTGGCTCCTTAGAAGAGCTCCCTCTATTTCTGCAATGGTTTTAATTTCTCAGCCGAAACAAACCAGCACGGTAAACAGGGCATATCTGTGCGCCATATACCAAGCTCAGGTACTCGCTCTCCCTCTAAGTATCCCTTTAGAGTGAAATTAGGGCGTGTTCCACAAGCTAGAATGTATGTCACGGTCCGGTCCAGGTCGTCAATAAGAAGGTTACCGGTGATTCTTTGGGTGCTTTTAACATCTAGCTTTATGCCGCGCCAATTAAGGTCAAATTTGGGTACCGCAGCGGCGGTTGGTGACCATTCAGGATAAATGTTAAGATATTTGGCGACAGCTAGCTCGGCAGCAGAGGACTCAATATCATTATTCAGACCGTCATCGGTAAAGTCCCTCCGGGTTCTACGCTGACGCTCCAGTGAAATCTGGCGCCTGATACGCCCGATAATCGCCGCTATTTCACACTCGACCTTAGTAAGTGTCACTATCACCATCATTGTCTTACCACCGCTATTTGTCGATAACAATTCGCTGGAGTATCGCTGAGGTCGCTTTGGGAAGAGACACCTAACTCCCTTAGCACGTCTTTCGGCTGCATACCCCAGTCTTCGTGGCATGCCTTGTATAGGTCGTTAATTGTCCTTATAGTCTCCGGGTCCCGCTTTGGCTGGGGGGGCGTTTCTGCTGGCTCAGGGGTGACCTCATCGGGCGGAAACAGGTCCTCGGCCGGCTCCTCTATTACTGGCACCGGTGTCGCCTTTGCTGGGGTCGCCCTTTTTGCCTTTGGCTTCTCCGTTTTCGGCTTTGCCTTCGCTTTCTCTAGGAAGTCATTGATGATTTTCTCGGCTTCTTCCAGCGTCTGCCCCTGCTCTATCCAGTCAGTTTTAAGACTGGCGATGCCTAGCATGCTATGGACGTCATCTTCAGTGAGGCCCTTCTCTTTTTGTCGAGCCCACCATAGCTTCCAGTAGGCTTCGCCGTTTCTTTCATAGGCCGGGGGAAGTTCACCTTCGGGGGTTTCTCCTCGAGGCTTCGGTACAGCCCCTTTCACCTCTTCCGGTATCACCTCATACTCCGCCTCGACGTTGGACATGGTGCCTGTGAAGAGCGAAGGGAACGCCTCGACCAGGGCGCGTTTCAGCGCTGTTTTCCTGAGCATCATCGGCTGTTTGTCTTTGGCCCAGAACTGAGTCAGGTTGCCTTCCTTAGTGTACCTTACGCATTCTGCCTTGTTGACGGACATGTAAAATGGCTTTTCCCTATCTTTTCTGTATACCCTGGCATAGCCTCCCACTAGCTTCTCCGCCTCATCAGGCAAGAGCAATGAGCCTTCCCTCAATTCGAGCTTACCGCCACTGTCTCTTAGGACAATGCCAGCCTCAAATCCGTTGAAGTTGTCATTGGTCTCGCTTGCCTTTAAGTAGGCATCTATCGCGATGACCATGGCTGCTTTGTCCCTCTCGCCATACTTTATCAGGTATATCTCGCTAGCGAACGGGTTTAGTTGCAAGGACTGGCAAGTCCTGAGAAAGATGGCGGTCTCCTGGTCCGAGGCGTAGGGGCAGATAAGGCTTTTTACATCGTGGAAGCTGATGGTGATTGCTTCACCCTTCCACTTAACTACCGCCTTTTCCCTTGTTGCGACTGCTTTCATTTGTGCTACCATGTAGTTACCTCCTTAATGTCTATTTTCCTCGCCCCTCTCTGCTTCAGCAAGCATCTTACAGACCTGGCTTAACCCAGTGCATACCTTGGCTAAAACAGCATCCTTTTCAGCCTTTGTTTCAGCCTGTTCAGCACTTGTCTGGTATAAGCGACCGAAAGCCTGAAATGTACTTGATTGCTCTAAGAACTTTTCATTAGGGCTTAAAGCCTTTCCCCTTCTCTTACCTCGTCTCATCCTTGTCTCCTTTCAACAATTCAGATTTGTTGAGCCAGCACTTTTAGATACTTGATAATATCAATGGTAATCTCCTTAATGCGTTTTTCCTCTACACCCGGGTTATAGGCGTGAGCAAGTTCATGGATAGCTGTTCTTTGCCAACCTAGTCGCACACAAATTTGAAGCTCCTCGAAATCAGCTAAACGCACACATTGCCCAACAACTACTTCACCTTTGCCTTGCCCGGATATGTAACTGAGAAATACAAAGCGAACCTTCCGTATCGGTTGACAGAAAATGCTGGCCATTTTCTCATTTATCAACTCCAATATGGCTTTAGCCTCGGCCTCATTAAAGGTATAACCCACATGACTCATGAGACAATACCTCACTTCTGTTGGTAGTATCGTTTCATTATCTTCAACCACAGGCGGAATACCTTTCTCCTCAATGGTGATAGTTTCTCACGGTTCTCACCAAACCAATCCCTAGCTGCCTCATAATAGTTCAACATTACTCCTTTATTGTTGAAGATACCTCTACTATTTTTGTCAGTTCCTCCAGTCCCCCTCCGATGGTGATGTCATCAGGTAAAGGGCAGCCCCGCACCATCAGCGGGATTATCGCTGTGGCTATCAGCCGGAGCTCCTCCTCGCTCATTTCATCACCACGCTTCGTATCGAGAAGCTGCTTGGCTTGCCTAAAGATATTCATCATACCCTTTTCTTTTTTAGGAAGTGCTCTATCCTCTGGGCTGTATCGAGTGAGAACGGGTTTCCCCAGGCCAATAGTGCCTCCCTATCGGTTTGCTCATCTAACCCCTCAACCATGCCGATATACGCCTTGCGGTCACCGGTTACATCTTCCTCGAGGATGACAATGCCTACTGTCCCTTTCATGTTGGTGAACCAAAGTGAGTCGATTACTTTCATTTCCCTCCCTTCTTTCCAGTATGCGACTACTGTTTAGTGTTCTCATCTGGAACGCCTTATCCTTTGCCGGTGCCTCTCCCGATGTGCATTCGCTCTAGGGGACTTATAATCTTGATTGCATTGTCCACATAATCCAATGCTTCATCAGTGGCTTCTAGCCTGGGGTGCATATTTGATAACGCTTGGAGGTTCATAAATTCCTCTTTTGTTATCTGAAAGAGGGCGATGTCATTACACCAGCCATCCTTTACTTGGTATTCTGTCCTCCCCCTCGATGCGATTCGTTTTATTATTTCGTCTAACGGTATTCCAGTAGCTTTCATATAGCCTACCTCCTTTCAGTATCCAACTACTGTTTAACTTTGTGCTTGCTGGCAGGTAAGGTGTGCCTCTTTATAAGCATCCTTGCCGACTTTTATCGAGACTCTATTGGGATCATGCCTCTTTATAGATTTAAGACAGTATAGGCAGATACTCGCTTTTAATTTCCCCATTTCACTCCTTCACAGTATTCACCTACTGTCAAACTAGGCCAGCATCCTCCAAAAGCTTCCTCGCCACCTCAGCGCTCGGTGCCTGTAAAGCTTTTTGGACTGCCTCCTTTATCTCCGGGGCAAGGGTGGGATCGTTGACCATCTGGTTGATCATTAACTTAACAAAGACCTCACCCAACGCCTGAGTTTGCTCCATCCTCTGTCGGGCTTCGGCTTCGGCTTCCATATAACGCCCTGTGCGGAGATTCTGCTCGATGCCGACTTCCATACCTTTAAGGTTAAGCTCATACAAGATATCCTTGCGGCATCTATTTCCCTTGTGGTCCCATTCCCGACAGGTCTTGCCAATACATTGTTTTCTTATCTCTGGACAAAACATACCAGCTCTCCCTCCTTTCCAGTATCATGCTACTGTTTTGCTAGTATGTGCCTTCTTATTAAATTGAGAATCCTCGTCTTTAGCCCCTGTCGGGGTTTCAAGCCAAGTGTACTAAAAAGTCTAGTGTCGAAGATAAAGCGTAAACCACATGCCCCCCCCTCGATGTAGGGCTCCAAACCACCACTACGGTTGCTGTCGTATTCAGTGGTTAAGCTCTCGATAAGGCTGTAGAGTTTTCTAGCAATGTCGGCTTCGCTTGGGACATACTCGACATGATCCTCGTCGTGCCCCCATTTCCACTTTAGAAACCGGTATAATGGCGCCACGCATTTTGCAAAATCTGGCACCATCGCTTTCAGCTCCTCCCGCGTCCGTTCCAGTCCCCAAGGTTTCCAAGATGCGAGTGCTGCCAGTAATTGGTCTTCTCTTCCTTTGTCAGTGAGAAGATAGTGCTGGTCGCCAGTATCCTCAATGAGGCCATCCTTCACCCAGTGGTTGAGCTGGGTCAGGAACCCGCGATAGCTTTCCCCTACTCCATCTGCCAATTCCTCTCGACTCAGGGGGCCGCTAGCCTTAGCCAAAACCCTAAAAACCTGTTGCTTCGACGCCATATTTACCTCCTTTACAGTATTTAGCTACTGTTTATATCTTTGCTATCCGCCTCTCACCAATTTCTTGAAAATATTCGTCTAGTTCATTCCTTAGACTGCTGGCAGGCTCCTCTAATTTAATCATCGGAAGCTTGCTCTTACCAGGTTGACCAAGCAAGTATTCGCGACTAAGGACTTGCTTCGAGTTAAACTCTTTTATGAGTTTCCCATCAAACTGGTCTTGATAAACCTCAAAGACTACCTTGGCTCGATAGTTGGTTCTTACGGGACCTTTTCCTGTCTCCATTTACTTCACCTCTTTCCAGTATTGGATTACTGGCTACTTTCTCTTTTTATTTTTATTGCTATTCATACCCGAGAGTAATATACGCTGTGCCTCAAGCACAGCTAATTCTTCATCGGTTTTTCCACGCTTGGCATTTTTGATAGGGAAGCTAATGGCTATTTCAGCTTGTGGTTGTTTTAAATTGAGATAGGGTAAGACTAGCAATAAAAAACTTGTTGCCTTATTTGAGGTCAAGGCCCATTTCCATCGGTCTTGTCTAACACCAGATGCCGGACGGAATACTATCGTTCCACCGTATTGCATCTTCAACCATCGAATTAACCATTCATCGATTGACCAGACAGCGACATCGAGCTGATAGTGGAAGCCCTTCTTCGTCTTGTCTTTACACTTGGAAATGCTTACACACCCATCGCCATCTATGATTCCGGCTGTATAAGCTAAGGTTATTTTTTGCTTGTTTCTCATAGCTACCCCCCGAAGCAAAATTTTACAATATACGAATACTGTTTATCTCTCGGCTTCATCCCCTCTCACCTCAGATCAACTCTCGGCTTCAGATCAATTCAGGCCACTCCATGACACACCACGTCATCGCTCGGCTTCAGTTCAAGCCAGGCCATTTCATCCCAATTCTCGGCTTCACCACAAGCCACCTCAGTGCACCTCAGTTCAAATCAGCCCTCGGCTTCACTCCAACTCACTCCAATTCACTTCAAGCCAACTCTCGACTTCAAAGCAATTCACCGCACCACGGATCAACCCTCGACTTCACTCCATTCCAAAACAATGCACTTCTCGGCTTCACCCCAGACCACTACAGACCATAGCACCTCTCGGCTTCAATCCACTGCATTTCATGGCTGAACAAACCACTCCTCGGCTTCAACTCACCTCATTCCGGGCCATTTCAATTCTCGGCTTCACTTCAGACCACCTCATGCCACTTCAGTCCACTGCAGAGCATATCATATCTCGGCTTCATTCCAAGACACCTCACAGCAATGCAAATCTCGGCTCCAGCCCAAATCATTTCGGATCAGACCACGGCAAATCACTCCTCGACTTCATTCCAATTCACATCACTCCAACCCTCGGCTTCATTCCACATCAGGTCAAGTCAAGCCAGATCAGCTCTCGGCTTCATTTCAGCCCAAGCCACACCAGTTCTCGGCTTCATATCCCTTCATTGCATTACCGGTCAATCCATTTCTCGGCTTCACCTCACATCACGGCAGCGCATCACAGGACACCACAAAGCAACTCACACCTCGGCTTCATCTCACTCCAAAACATTTCTCGGCTCCAGCCCACTCCAGGTCAGGGCAGCTCACCACTCGGCTTCAGAACATCGCACCCCCTATCAAGCCAATTCTCGGCTTCAACTCACCTCATTCCGGGCCAACTCAATCCTCGGCTTCACCGCAAATCATTGCATTTCTCGGCTTCATATCAGTCCAATCCAAGTCACGTCAGTACAGTGCTCGCCTACCTGACCTTTTCCAGCTTCACCAGCTCATACTTACCCCAGTCCTGAGACCTCTCTTGCCCCATGCCATGCTCGCTGCCATACTCAAAGATAGCCTCAAGGATGTCCCGGTCAATTACATCATCATCTAGGACTTTGAGGTTAAATTTAAGTATCGGCTTATCCACGTAGTCAATCGTCTTTAGCGATGACCTCGGTCCCTTCATTGTCATAGCGTGGATGATGCGGGTCTCATTACCGTCTGGCTCCTGCTTGCCGAGGTAAATCTTGGCTGGCTCGACATAGACCCGATTAGCTACCTTTGACTTGAATGCCTTAATGCCGAGGAGACCCTGAAGCTGGCTGGCGCAATCCTTGATGTGAGCCCTAACACATCGTGCCTCGTAATACAGGCCATTGTCATCTCTCTTAAAGGTCGCATAGCCCCTTTCTACCTCCGGAGTGGCTTCAACCTCCTCAGCAACCTGCTCAGCGAGTTCCGGGATAGGCGTAGCATTCTCAGGTGGCTTTGCTGGCATTCTCGCTTCCAGCATTGCTGAAATGTCCTTGGGGTTCTTCGGTGTTGAACTGGCAAATGGTGTTGTGAATTTTAGCTCGACTTCATATTTTGTCCACATTTCCTTCTCCTTTCAGTACTAGGTTACTGTTTACTGCTCGCCTTCTTCTGGCAGAGGCTGCCGGGCTGGTTGTGGGATTAGAACCCGGATATCTGCTAATGTCTTTGGACCTATTCCACCTGCGAAGAGAAGGTCATCATCTGTCAGTTCTGTAACTGGCTTAAGTAGCCTCCCGCTAGAGTATGCGCGACGGAGCATGAGACGGGCTCTTGCTCCAAGTTGACTAACCCCATACTGTGATGATTCCCACAACCTTCTACCCTCCCTTTCTTTTTCTTGTCTTGTTTTCTCCTCGTCAAGCGCTCGCTGCGCAGTTTCTTGACTATCGAGCAGGTCATCGAAGAAAACCCAAAATGTTTCAAACAGGTTTTTGTGGTCCTGCAGATATTTTGAGTGTATTGCTAAGGTGGCAGCGGCAGCCGCTATACCATCAGGGCTTATTTCAGTAGCTTTCTTCATATGTCTTATCTCACGCATCTTTCTTCCCCCTTTTTAGTATGGTCATACTGTTCACTCGCCAAAAATCGCCCTTAGTAATTTATCTACTGGTGCCCGTTGGTCATGAGGCTTTTCCTCATCTAGGTAGCCCTTTAATTTTCGGCTTTGGCTGGGGTGGCGTAGCTTACGAAGTGCCTTTGCTTCAATTTGGCGGATTCGCTCTCTAGTTACTCCAAACTCTTTCCCCACCTCCTCTAGGTTCCGGCCACGTCCATCCTCAAGACCAAATCTGAGCTGGAGTACCCGCTGCTCACGAGGGCTAAGGTTGGAGAGTACCTCATCAATCTGATCTTCAATTGTGGGCATTTCTTTATTTACCTCCGGCTTAGCGTCTGCAGCTTCGGCTACTGCCTCGGGGCCCTCGGCTTTTGGTTCTAGCTTGGCTGCCCTAGCCCTTCGTTTTTCCCTTGCAGCTTCGGCTCTTGTCCTTGCTGATTTTATCTCGGCTCTTATATTCCTTTTAATTGCCAACCAACATCTTTCGAAGTGTTTCAACACCACTGCATCTGGATTATATGGTAGCCGACCTTCGCATTTCTTACAGCATGGCAAATCCTTTCTAAAACCTTGCTTAAATCCTTCAAGGAACAATTTAACTTCGTTATATGTGGCACCATGCTCCCTGCAGTAATCCCGTTTACAGAAAAAGCAGATGCCGATTGCTCGATTTGCGCATTGCTCTGTAGGCTTAGGTATATCGCCCAAATAATCTGGCTTTCCCTCTATCATAAAGTCACAGAACCTCTCTTTTCGAACCGACATGATATTCCCTCCTTTTCAGTATTACTCTACTAGCTCATTTCAGGATAGTTCCAACCGGGGTGCGGTAATTGTTGCAGCCGGAGTTTTTACAGGTGATAATATCCACTTCCTTAGTC